TACCCGATCAACCACCTCCGACGCCAGTCACGTTTGCCGACCTAGAAAAAAACGAGTGGCGCAACTGGGGTTCTCCTGCCTGGAACCGTGAATTTCATCATCTGGTTCGCAAAGAATCCCGAAACGATACTATATAGGCAGATGTATCGACGGCGTGAGATCGGCGGAGAAGGTTCGGACGCATACACCAATGTTGAGGAATCTCACGGGCATCGTCGCAAAATTCTCACCGAGGAATCAAACAACCCGAGAAACCTTCCCAGAGGGGCGAAAGTTTATCGTCACCAGATTCTTACTAGTCAAGCAATAGGACGAGAGAAAGGTGAGGGCGCAGCCTCCTGGTTCTCAGTGATCGTTGGAGGTCGCAGCTTTCGGCCATCCATGCAAGCTCGGTGGAAGACAAACGAAGCCGGGATGGCTAAACTTGTTGCCGCAAATCGCGTCGAGGCAACCGGATCAACTCTTAGCTACGTCAGATTTCACGAGGACTTCCCGGCCTACCCGTTGAATGATTTGTGGGATGACACTCAGTCTGGTAGCGGCATGGAAAAAACCTACGTCGTCCAGTCGAATACCAAAGTCATCCAGCGCTGCCTCCTCATGACCACGGACCCCGGCGACCTCGTCCTCGATCCCACCTGCGGTTCCGGCACCACGGCCTACGTCGCCGAGCAGTGGGGCCGACGCTGGATCACCATCGACACCAGCCGTGTCGCCCTCGCCCTGGCCCGCACCCGCCTCATGGCCGCCCGCTTACCCTACTACCTTCTGGCCGACTCGCCCGAGGGCCGCAAAAAGGAGGCCGAACGCTCCGGCGTCCCGATCTCCGCCGACGCCCCACCGTGCGGCCACGACATCCGCAAGGGCTTCGTCTATGAGCGCGTGCCCCACATCACCCTCAAGAGCATCGCCAACAACCCCGACATCAAGGAGGGCATGACGCGCGCCGAGATCGACGCCGCCATCGCCCGCCACGCCGACACCGAGCCCCTCTACGACAAGCCGTTCGAGGATAAATCCACCGTCCGCGTCACCGGCCCCTTCACCGTTGAGAGCCTCTCCCCTCACCGAGTTCTGCCACCCGCCGATCTGGCACCAGAAACGACCGCCACCCCGGCCGGCTCCCGCTCCGCCGCCGACTTCGTCAACGCCATCCTTGCCAATCTCCGCAAGGCCGGCGTCCAGAACACGAAGAAGGGCGAACGCCTGGAGTTCGATCGTCTCGACCCCTACGCTGGCGAATTTCTCTGCGCCGAGGGCACCTACACCGAGGCGAACGGCGAGAAACGCGTCGCCATCTGCATCGGTCCCGAGTTCGGCACCGTCGGCCCCGAACTACTACAAAAGGCCGCCCGGGAGGCGCACCGCGGCGTTGGCTTCGACCTTCTCATCCTGTGCGGCTTCGCCTTCGATCCACACGTCGCCGAGGAGGGGCGCGTCGTCGAAAAGCAGATCGGCAACATCAAAGTCCTACTCGTCCGCATGAACGCCGACCTGTCCATGGGCGACGACCTGCTCAAGAAGACGGGAGCCGCCAACCTCTTCACCGTCTTCGGCGAGCCGGACCTCGCGATCGAGAAACAGGCCGACGGCCGTTACATCGTCGAAGTGCGCGGCGTGGACGTGTTCGACCCCACCACGAGCGAGATCCGCTCCGGCGACGCCGACGACATCGCCTGCTGGATGATCGACACCGACTACGACGGCGAAAGCTTCTTCGTCCGCCACGCCTACTTTCTTGGCGACCAGGAGCCGTTCGAGAAACTCAAACGCGCCCTCAAGGCCGAGATCGACGAATCGGCCTGGTCGCGTCTCTACTCCGCCCGGAGCGCCCCGTTCCTCCGACCGATCCGAGGTAAGATCGCCGTCAAGGTCATCAACCACTACGGAGACGAGGTAATGAAGGTGGTCACATTGAAGTAGGCACGGCTCCCCCTTCTTCCCCCGCCCCGAGTACCCTCGGGGCATGGCACTCGCACCTCATCGCGCCCTGGCCCTCGCTCTCGATCCGGCCCTGTTGCTGGAGGCGGCCGGACTCCATGCCGACCCCTGGCAACGTGCCTTCCTGCTGGACAACGCCCGGCAAACGCTCCTGAACTGCTCTCGGCAGGCCGGCAAGAGCACCGTCGTCTCGGCCCTGGCGCTCCACACCGCGCTGTTCCGGCCCGGCTCGCTGGTGTTGCTCGTTTCCAAATCCCAGAGGCAGAGCCACGAATTGTTTCGCAAGGTGCTGCAACTCTACAACGCCGCCGGTCGGCCCGTGCCCACCGTCCAGGACAACCAGACGCTCTCCCGGCTCGAACTGGCCAACGGCTCCCGCGTCGTGGGCCTGCCCGGTAACGAGGCCACCATCCGCTCGTTCTCCTCGGTCGCCCTCCTCATCCTCGACGAGGCCGCCCGCATCGCCGACGATCTCTATGGCTCCGTCCGGCCCATGTTGGCTGCCTCGCAGGGCCGACTCGTAGCCCTCTCGACGCCCTTCGGTCAACGCGGCTGGTTCTACCGCGAATGGCACCACAACGAGGCCTTCCGAAAGGTGCTCGTGCCCTGGGATCAGTGCCCGCGCATCTCGGCCGGCTTCGTCGCCCAGGAGGAAGAAAGCCTCGGCAAAGCCTGGGTCGATCAGGAGTATCGGTGCCTCTTCACCGCCACCGAAGGCCTCGTCTATCCCGACTTCGCCTCGTGCGTCTGGGATGCCGCCGGCGTGGCCAAAGGCCGCCTCGTGGGGGGCATCGACTTCGGTTGGCGCAACCCCTTCGCCGCCGTCTGGGGGGCGCTCGATGACAACGACATCCTCACCATCGTCGAGGAACGCTACAAACGCGAAACGCCGCTCCACGAGCATGCCCGCGTCCTCAAACGATTGCCGCCCACGATGTGGTACGCCGACCCCGCTGGCGCGACGGAGATTGCCGAGTTGCGCGCCGCTGGCCTCAAGGTTCTGCGGGGCGACAACGACATCCGCCACGGCATCGCCGCCGTCACGGCCCGCATTCGCACCGGCCGACTGCGCATCAACCGCAGCACCTGCCCCAATCTGATCGCCGAAGCCGGGCTTTATCGCTACCCCGATGCCCGCGAGCGGGCCAACCTGGGCGAGAACCCCATCGACAGCGACAACCACGCCCTCGCCGCCCTGCGTTACCTCGTCTCGAAGATCGACGCCCGCTTCATCGCCAAATTGCGCCGCCGTGGCTCCGGAGCGCAACCGGAAGAAGAGGTCCAACCGATCGCCGCAAACGACGCCGAGGCACACCGCGAACGCTGGCTTGAGACCCGCCGCGCCGTCTACGGGCTGGACGATCCCCCTCTCGGAGATGACTCATGGACAATCCTTTGACCTGGCTGTGGGGCTTCCTCACCAAGTCCATCGTCACCAGCACAACGCCGGCCACCTCAAACACCTCGGGCGGCCCGCTCCTGGACTTCGTCGATGCCTACCGTCGCCAGCGCGAGCCGACCCACTCCGAGCTTCTCATTCAACTCAAGTCCACGGCCTGGACCTGCGCCTCCATCAACGCCAGCGTCTGCGCCTCGCATGCACCCCGGCTCTATGTCCTCACCGACACCGCCCAGGCCCGGCCTCGCTGCCTCACGCGTCCCGCCCCAGGCGTCACCGCCAAGGCCATCCGCGACCTCACCCGCAAGGCCGCCTCGGTGCAGGTGGAGGAAGTGATCGAGCACCCCCTCATTACCCTGCTCGATCGCGTCAATCCGACCATGAACGGCTTCGAGTTACTGGAGTTGACCACGCTCTATCAGGAGGTCTTCGGCATCGCCTACTGGTATCTCGAACGCGACTCCCTGCTCGGCACGCCACGCGAAATCTGGCCCCTGCCGACCCAGCACATCCGCACCGAAGGCGACCACCTCGTCTATCAGCCCGCCGCCACCGGCGTCGAAGCGAAACGGCTCGATCCGGAGAACCTGATTGTCTTCCTGTATCCCGATCCTCGCGACCCGTACCGTCGCGGTCTGTCCCCGCTCCGTGCCGCCTACGAGCAGGCCGCCATGCTCTCCGAATACGCCGCCTTCAAAACCTCACGCATCAAGAACTTTGCCATCCCCGATGCTCTGCTCTCGCCGGAGGAAGTCATCTCCGAGGACGAACGCGACCGGCTGGAAAAGCTCTGGAATCAGCGCATGCGGCGCGGTGGTGCCGGCCGCGTCATCGTGGCCGATCAAAAGATGAAGCTCGATCTGCTGCAACACTCGCTGGGCGACCTGGCCGCCCTGGCCGACATGAAGGCCACGAAGGAAGACGTGGCCAACGCCTTCGGCCTGCCCATGCCCTTTCTCTCGGGAAACACCAATCTGGCCAACCTCCAGGCCAGCCAGACCATGCACGCCATGCTCGCCGTCCGGCCTCGCATCCGTCGCCGTGATGAAAAGCTCAATGAGCAACTCGTGCCCCTCTTGGATCCTTCGGGCCGACTCTATCTCTGGACCGACGATCCGGTTCCCGAGGACAAGCAATTCGCGCTGCAACAGCGCAACGCCGGCGTGCAGCTGGGCTATCTGACGCCGAACGAGGCCCGCGCCGAGATGGGCTATCCGCCCCTGGCCGATGGCGACCGCCTGCGCCCCACCCATGTACCCGCCGCCCCCAGGATCCCGGTAGACTCGGGCACGGTGCCCACGCGGGACCAGGACGACGACGGACTCACCGGAGAGAAAACCCCATGACCTGGCTGCGACAATACGGCGACACCGAAGGACCGCTCGGCTTCCCCATGTTCGACGCCGAGGCCAAGGCCCTGGACAGCTTGCTCCGCGAACATCCCGACCACGAATATCAACGCCTGGTGGTCGAAAAGGCCACGGCCGACCTGACCTCGGGGGAGCGGGCCGACGTCTCGTGGATCCAGACGGAAACCATCGACCGCTACGCCGAGATCGTCCTGGCCAGCGGCTTCGACGACACCTTCTTCAAGGGCAACCCGATCGTCACCATCAACCACGACTACTACAAGCAACCCGTGGGGCGATCGCTTTGGCGTCAACGGCTGCGCGAGGGCGACCGCCGCGGCGTCAAAGCCAAGACCCACTATCCGCCCCGTCCCGAGGAATGGCCTGACTCGGAAATCTGGCACAGTGACGCCGCGTGGTCGTTGGTCAAGTCCGGCCTCATGGGGGGCAAGTCGATCGGCTTCATCACCCTCAAATCGCACTCGCCCACCGAAGAAGAGGTGAAGAAGCGTCCCGAACTCGCCAAGGTCCGCCGCATCGTCGACGCCTGGAGCCTGCTCGAATACGCCTGCTGCTGGCTGCCGGTCAACCCCGAGACGGTGGTCGAGGCCACCAGCAAGGCCCTCGTCACCGCCCAGGATCTCAAGGCCTTCGGCATCGAGCCGCCCATTGCCGCCAAACACGCGAGCGGAGCGAGCAGGGGGTTCGGGGGGGAGAATGTCCCCCCTGAACTCGTGAAGGTGATTCCGCATACGCCCTACGACCAAATCGAGGCCGCCGTCCGCCGTGCCCTGGCTGACATCGACCTGGCGGGACTGTGTGAGCGTGCCCTGGAACAGGCCTATCTCCGCGCTCAGGGGCGAGTATAGATTCGTTCAGTGCCGCCGCTCCCACGCACCCGAACCAGAGGCCCCGCCATGTTCGTCGAACTGCTCAAGGACTTCCTCGGCCACAAGGCCGGCACTCGCATTGATGTCGACGCCAAACAGGGCGAGGCCCTGGTCCAGTCCGGCACCGCCAAGGCTGTC